TGTTCACCAGCGATCAGGCCAGCCTGGCCAACCGTTTGCTGGCTAGCAGCCTGCGGTCAGACCAGTCGGGAGCTGAGGTCAAGCTCTACATCGACACCGTCCAGGGAACTGGCGGTCCCGACGATGCCCAGAGCATGTTTATCAGCGGCCCCGTCACTTTGCTGGGCTTCTCGCTGAACGTGACCCCCGGTGAAATCACCACCGCAACGGTGAACTTCACCTTCTCTGGTCAACCCACCATCGACCTGTCTTCCACCTGATAGGTTCAAATCGGTCGGACGAGGCCCTGCACTAGCGGGGCCTTTTTTATACCTATATACTTACATTGACTTAACTGAGTTATATGCCTTCGGCCATTGAGATTTTGAAGGGGGCCGCCAACCTCGGACCTAAGAAGCGGACTGTCTTTCTCAACGACGGCACCGAGTTCAGCTTCTACTGCGCACCGCTGACGATGATGGAGCGGGAGCGTGCCAATAAAGAAGCGCAATCCGACGATGTCAATCAGTTTGCCCTGCGCCTGCTGATCAACAAAGCCACCAACGAAAACGGCGCCCCGCTGTTCACTGTGGCTGACCTACGCGACCTGAAGAACTCGGTCCGTGACGAAGACGTACAGAAGCTGCTTTTGGCGGTGATTCAGGAAGACCCTGAGGAGGAGCTGACTGACATCAAAAGCAGTCGTAAGGGAGCTAAAGAAGGATAATTGGATGCGCCTCTCGTTCGGGGTAGCGAAGGAGCTGGGCATGACAGTGCAGCAGCTCCACCAGAACATCACCCGCCAAGAGCTGATCGGCTGGTCTGCCTACTTCCAAATTTTAAGCGAGGAGCAGGAGCAAGCCAGTAGGGGCTAGGCGTACCTGGAATGTTGGCCGTAGGTCTGCTTATGCCAGGCCACAAAGGCCAGGTGCGCTTCCAGCTCAGTAGGAAAGGTTCCGATAAACCTGCTGTTTGACTGCGCGGTCCAAGCACCACCCTCGCGCCGCTTGGACACACCTTTCATATACCTACCGCGAGAGCGGAGGGCCGAGTTGGCGCAGTTATCCGCCGCTGTGGATACGCGAAGGTTCTTCCAGCGGTTGTCAGTTCTATCTCTGTTTATGTGGTCAATAAACTCCGGTGGCTCTTCCCCGGTGTGCAGCTTCCAGGCAATTCGATGTGCCAGGAGATTTTCGTACTGGAAGCTGACTACGCAGTACCCGAAGTTGGTTGTCCTGGTTATGGGCCCCAGCGTCTGCCGGTTCGACCTTCTCTTTATCTGAGAAACGACTCCTGTGTTCGGGTCGTAGCTGAAGTATTCCCGCAGCAGCTCGACAGGGGGGAGTGGCTTAGGCTTGGCCATGAGGACCTCCGACTAGGTTTTCCGCCCCCCAACCGCGCCAACGGTGTGGGGAACTATTCACAACTTAGGTAGAGTAGAGCATCTGACCTAACTCGGTTGGCAACGTATAACGCTGACATCCGAATAGGCGTAGTAGGCAAGAGCAGCCTCAACCAACTCGAGGCCCAGCTCAAGCGAGTCAATAAACAAGTAACCGCGCTCCAGAAGTCAGTAAAGCTTCGGGGACTAAACCAGCGGATCAGTCTGGACACGCGGGCGGCAATGTCTGCGGTTGATGCGCTTCAGCGCAAGATTTCGCGACTAAGCCAGACCGTCCGCGTCAACCTGCAGACCAGCGAAGAGCGGCGCGCGCAGAGTCAAGGCGGCTCTCTTGGCATAGCTACGGGTGGTCCTGGGGGCCAGGCCGCCGCAACGGTTGCCAAGGTTGCGCAGAAAAACACCCAAGAGCTGCAGAAGCAGCTGACTACGACCAAAGCGTTAGCTACCGCTGCTGACGACTACCAGGACTCGGTAGGCCGGGCGGTTCAGCAAAACGAGAAGATCAAAGATCGGTTACAGCAACAAAAGAAGCTCCAAGAGCAACTAGAGAAGTTAAGAACCCAGACCAACAGGAGGATGGCGGCCAACTTGTTTGGCGCCGGCACGACTAACGAGGAGGCAATAAAGAGAACCAAGAAAGAGCTAAACGGCGTTAGAACCTCTCTCCGTAACCTTCAGGAACGGCAAGAGGGATACAACAAAGCAGTCCGAGACGGTATCGCTCTACGGAATGAAGAGCTTGCAAAGCTTGCTGAAATAAACGGCACGCTACGCAGGGCAGCTCAGCTTGAAAACGACGGCCAAGAGCGCCGAGTTAATGGGCAGACTTTTGATGAGCGGCTTGCTGCGGTTCAGCGCAGGCGAAATCGATTTAGAGGAGCGGGCAGGGGTGCGGCTATTGGTGCCGGTGCTGCAGCCCTACAAATTCCCGGTGTCAGCGGGGTTGCCTCTGGCGGGTTAGCGGGCTTTGCCGCAGGCGGACCCGCTGGAGCTGCGGCAGGTGCAGCCGCCGCCGCCGTCACGGAACTGACAGTCGCTCTGGGGACTTACGGGGCGGAAGCTGCCAAAGCCGCTACTGAAACAGACCTCTTGCGGCGGGCTTTGGTTGGTGTGGTCGGTGGGGGCGAATATGGCGCCGCTTTGGAGGCAATTAACGAGATAACTCGTGATTTCAACCAAGAGATAGGCAGCACAACCCAGTCGTTTACAAAGCTCGCTGCCGCTACCCGGGCTAACGGGCTAAACGCTCAGGAGACTGCTGATGTTTATAAGGGTCTAGCTGCTGCAAACCTGGCGCTTGGTGGCGATGCACAGAAGCTCGAAGGGATACTGCTAGCCACCAGCCAGGTATTTAGTAAGGGCAAGGTCCAGGCTGAGGAACTTCGGGGCCAGATCGGTGAGCGCTTGCCGGGTGCTTTTGCGCTGTTCGCGCGATCTCTTGGCATCTCCACCGCCCAGTTGGATAAGGCGCTGGAGCAGGGTGAAGTTTCGGTCGAAGACTTTGTCAACTTCACCAAGTTCCTGTTTAAAGAGTATGAGGATCAGGCGGCCAAGATCGCCGACTCCCCGGAAGCAGCGGCGGCCCGTCTGACCAGCAACCTGTCACTTCTGCAAGACTCGGTCGGCAGGCTGCTCAAGCCAATCAGGCAGAACTTCCTAGAGACAGCCAACTTCATCGTTGAGCAACTGACGCGGGTCAGCAACTTCCTGAACCGCATGGTGATGAAGCAGCAAGAGGACAACATCCGACTGTTGAAGCTTGCCCGGGCCGGGGCAATTAATAGCAACAATTTTGAGCTGGCCCAAGAGATCCAAGAGAAGATCGACGCTGCTCGGGACGTGCTCAATGAGCTCAAGTACGGCCCACAAGCAGGCGGCCAACCACTTGGGCAAAACGGCGGAGGAGACACTGGCGAGACTCCCGAGCAGAAGCGCAAACGCGAAGCAGACGAGAAAGCTGCCAAGCGACTGGCCGAACAGCAAGCCCGCCAAGCCAGGATCAACGACCTGCTTAAGAGCGACCAAGTGCTCAAGCAGCAGTTGCTGAGTATTGAAGAGCGGCGCAGTGAGCTGACTCAGATGCAAGCCGACAAGCTGGAGCTTTTGGCTGTTTACGACGCAGATATAAGGAAGATCAAACGGTCAGTCACCGACGAAGAACAGAAGCAATTAGCTATCCAGAACCGAAAGCTAGACCTTGCCAAAGATGTCAAAGCGCTAGAGAACGCGGAAGCGGTCAAAGCCCAACAGGCCACCAAATCCCTTGAGGCTCTAGTCAACGACATCGCTAATCAGGGATTGGTTACCAGCTTTGAGAAGGTCAACGAGGCAGTCGCTGAGATCAGCCCCGGCATGCAAGCAGCTAACCAAGCGGGCAACGAGCTGTTCCGCACCTTCGAGAACCTGATCTTCGCTACTAAGAACTGGACCGACGTTCTGGCTGACGCACTCAAGGCGCTGTCGTCTGTCTTGATCAAGTTTGCTCTGGGCGGTCTTGCTGGCGGCGATGGACGGGGCCTGTTCTCGTTCCTCAACGGCAGCCTGTCACCGAGCACTCCGCAGTCGAACGTCAACTACGCACTGACTAACCCGCAGAACTTCAGCGCTGCCGCATTCCCGGGTAAGGCCAGCGGCGGTCGGGTCACCGGATCCAGCCCCTACGTGGTGGGTGAGCAGGGGGCCGAGCTGTTCATCCCCGGCAAGAGCGGCACGATTGTTCCGGCTGACGTGTTTAACGCAACCCGGGCAGCCATGGCCGGTGGTGCGATGGAGGGCGGCGATAGCGACGCCTTCGACCAAAACGCCGTGGCCATCGGCACCAACTCCTCAATCACCAAGGAGAAAGCCACCACCCGCGAGATGGCACTGGCGGGTAACTCCGCGGTTGATGTTCGCTACGACTCGACAGTTATTA